ATACACTTGTACATTGCTTCTTCAGCAAACTTGTGAACTCTAGACTCTGCATCCGTACCTAAACTGTCGCTTATGTATTTAACAGTCACTGTTTTACCAGCTATAGAAGAACCAAAGTGTATTTTTCCATTTAATTCGTCAATGTAAAACGTTCCGTTTATCTGCGCATTAGCAGGATTTATACCATATCTTTGACCTAAAAATAAGTCAAATAAATCAGTATCAAAGTTATAGGCGTCTTCGCCAACGTTTGAACCAGTTTGTCCTTTAAACGCAGTCCAAGTATCAGACTCTGATTGTAGGTCAATAGCACCATCGGCGTTAGCATCAATAAAGCCCTCATCTCCAATTGAACCTGTTTGCAAAGGTGCGGTTGGATTACTGGTATTTATAGCTGGATACAAAACTCTTTCTATACCACTACTGTCTGTTCTAGTAATTTTAACGTAGTTAACGTAATCTTGAGGAAGCGACATTTGTAATGTTGATGGAACTTCTATTTCTAAGGACTTTACTGATTTTAAAGTGTCAAAGCTTAATTCTTGCAAAGCTCTTTGAGCGTGAAATCTAACGTCGGTTTTGCTAATTTTACTTATTAGCTTATCTTCTCCAACGTATATTACAAGAAACGCATTTATAATGTCTCTAAGTGAAGTGAATTGATAAGCCCCATGACCACTTGAAGCGCCATAGTAGCCCGCTTGTGTTTGTGATATTTGAGCCATATATTATTGTTTTTCTTGTTGTATATCTTTTATTTCTTCACCAGCACCATACTGATATACTGAAGGATCTTTAATAGCCATGCCAGCAAACTTCAAAATAGTATACACTAAATTAGACTCTTCTGATTCGTGAACTTCGAAATGTTGAATATCACTTGCACTAGAGTTGTATATTGCGTTGCTTAAAACAACGTTATAAGTCCAGTTTACTAAGCTTGGCTTCTTTATATAGTCACATGCTACGTTAGATACTTTTTGCGACAAAGCATGATTAGTTGCTGACGTGTGGCCGTATACTTTTATTGAGCCCTCTGTCCTTATGTAAATTGGATATTCGTCTCTTGGTGATAGTAAATAGCTGTTTTGTATTCTGTAAAAATCTTTAAGAGAAATAAGCTCGGCTTCAACACTGTTAAATCTAACGCAGTTTAGCCTATAAAGATCTGTAGGTAGAGTAACGCCAGATCCTACTGTAGTATTGTATTTTTCAAAAGTACTTATTTTTTCTTTTAACATTTCTACAGCATCCGCAAACGTAGTGTTGTTTCCGTGTACTCTTAAAAACTGTCCAAGATCATAAAAATACTGGTCAAATATATCTAGCTGTGCTTGATTAGCTAGTATGTTGAATTCTTGAGGAGTAATGTAACCTCTTTGTTCTTTGTTGGCGATAGCCAAAACTCTTTGATAAACTTTATTTACATCTACTGCCATTATGTCTTTTTTTTATAGTTAAGCAACCACCCCGAAGAGTGGCTGCTCTACCATAGGATAGTTACGCGTTTAAGCGCTTTTCAATACTGGAGAAAACCTCCATGCCTTCGTCAGTTTTAAACCAAGATGCTAAAGCTGAATAAGGATGCTCGTCAAAAGGTACGTTCATTAGTTTTCTATCGTTAGAACCCCATGTAAAAGTTCTTTGATCGCTAGATAACTTTAATATACCCATTTCAGTAGCTTTAATACCTGTATTTCTTAAAGATACATTTTCATCATTTACTAATTCTAAGAATAAACCAGGATTTCTTTTAGCGTATAATAGTAAATCTCTTTTTAATTCCTTAGAACTCATCTCTGATACCCTAGATCCAATCTCTACGCGCATAACAGCTTCAGCTAGATCAATATCTAAATCTCTAGCTATCATTAACGCTTCAATTTCCATTTCAATGTAATCTAATTGATCAGCCGCGACTTCAGCAGGCTTGTTTTCAAAGTACATTACATCTCTATCTGGGTGATGTAAAGATAAAAACTTTTGTAATACCGTTTTTTCTTTTGGTACAAACAAAGCTCCGTTTCTAAATATGATGTGAGATAATCTTTGATCACCTTTCATTTCATCAACAAAAACTGTTCTTTGGTTTTCACAATACTTTAACTCTCTTTCAAAACCTTTGCTTTCGTCAAAGAAAAATATATTAGCAGATCTGATCATCCTTGATAAAGGCTTTTTATTGCCTTTTAAATAGTACAATCTATCTTTGATCTCCCAATCGTTCTTAGGAGTTTCTACTTTTTTTTCTGCAACTGCTGTTTCAATAATAACTTGTTGCATTTCATTTGTAGCTTTCATTTCAGGCGCTACATTAGCCTTTGTTGTTTGCTTTTTAGCCATGATATAATATAATAATAATTAATAAAAAAACTACCCCACCCGAAGGCAGGGTAGCTTAAAAAAAGTATTTCTACTTCATTAACATAAAGTTGTTAGCACCTTGAGTAACTAAACATCTTTCTGTTAAAAAGTGGATTTGCATTGCATCTAAAGCAGATGTAGCAGCTCCAACAGAACCAGTAACCCAAGTTTTCATTCTTCGGTCGTCAGTTTGAGAAGCACGGTAACGTACGTGTAAGAACGGACGCTTCATGTTTTTCCCTAACATTTGGTCATATACAGAAGATACACCAGCAGGTACAATCACCCCTCTAATTGCAGCAGAAGTAGCAGCAGAGTTGATACCGCCTCTAGTTCCTTTGTCGTTTAGGTATTTCATGTCAGACTTGTAGAAGTCGTAAGATCCTCTACGGAATCCAGAAAAACCTAAGTTTAATGCCATGTCTTCAGAGTTGTCGAATACTCCGTAAGAAGTACCACCAGCACCGTAAGAATTCATAGAAGCTAGCATGTCATCCATTGCTAAGCTAGTAGCTCTGTTCACGAACATCATGTTTTCTTCAATAGCACCTTGGTTGTCAAACTCTGCTAAAATAGCGTCAAACTCAGCTAAATCAGTAGCAGCGTTAACACCAGTAACACCAGAAGTTACATTACCTCTATCTTCGATAGCAGCAAATAAACCTTCAGTACCAACAGAAGCATCACTAGGAGCACCTAAACTAGCATCAACAACAGTTGAGTTAGAACCTTTAACGCTTTCAAGCATTGCCATTTCTAAATAGTCAGTGAAACGTGATCTTGTATCAGCTTCAGCTTTTAAGTACCATAAGTAACCGTTTTGTCCAGCTTCACCTGAAACTTCAACCCAACCAATACGAGATGCATCAGATCCTGATACTTCGTAGTAATCTTTCATAATAATCGGCTTATTAGAGAAAGACTTGAAAGTTGGCTCGTTAGCAGTTCTTGAAGTAGATGCAGCAAAGTTTCCATCGTTGTAAGATGTACCTTTAGCAAATTCAGAGCCAATAACTAATAAAGTAGAAGCGCTTGCGCCAGTAGCGTGACCAGTTAAGTCAGCTTTGTCATAAGGTTCAACTTGAATAACAGCTGTGTCAGCGTCAACAACTAAACATTGTGTAACGATACCAGCAGAAGCAATAAGTACAACGTCGTTAGTTCTAACACCGTGATCAGCAACAGTAAATCCGTCACCAGAAATGTTTCCGTCAATGTCAGATATAACTGTAAAAGTACCGTTAGTAGAACCAGCTGTAATAACTGTTCCTTTTAAAGCTATGTGTAATCTAGACTGCTCAGACCAAACAACTTGGTCAGAAGTCATAGCTTCTTCAGCCCCTACTTGAGATAAGAAACCTGAAATTGTTCTGTTTCCGAACACTTCAGCCTCTTGTTCCATAAGGTCTGGTAAATATTGTTGCGCCCACGTTGTGTCCGTGCCGCCTGTAAAATCTAAGTAATTTGAAGATAACGTTTGCTTTTGAGCAGTTGGTACGCTATTCAAATTAGTTCCTGGAGTTAATGCCATGATTAATTTGTTTTAAATTGTTAAAATTATCGTTTTTTAATCTTAAACTTAAAATCAGAAGAATTTTCGCCTAAAACTTTTACTTTCATACCACCACCTTCAAACGTCTTGTGAGTTTGTCGTGGGGCCATGTTAACGTTTTTTGCCTTGCTAATACTGTCCTTGACAGCGTCAGCCTTGCCTTGTTCATAAAAGTGTTGTGCAATAGTATCTGCGTTCATCGCTGTAAATAAAGATTTGTGATAACCCTTAGCGTCTGACATTGTGTTATCCTCTGCCAAAAACTTTTTGACAAAATTGTTAATGTCGCTTTGAGTACTCTTAACCTCTTTAGCGTTTTTTACATTGAACCTATACTTTTTGTCTCCGACGTTGTATTCAAAACCTTTGAATTTGTCATTAAAAACCTGATCGGTTTTATTGTTAAACTTAAGTTTAGCTTCTGATGCTACTTTTTCATTCTGCTCCGATTCCTTGTTATATCGGTTAAAGAAGTTCATAGCTTTTTGAGCTTCAGGCGTTAACCTTGACCCAGCTTTCACTTCTTCGTAATATTTAGACTTTTGCCCGTCTAAGTAGGCCTTCGCGCTGGCAACTTGCTCTTTAAGCGCTAGTTTTTTTCTTCTAACATCTCTTTCTTCGTCTAGCTCTTCATCATAGTTAAACGAGTCTTCAATTAGAAACTCTATTTCTTCTGCATCTAAATGCGGTTTTGTTTTTTTATAATACTCTGTTAAAGCAGTCATGTTGTCTAGCTCAGAATAATCTTTATTAAGATTAACATAGTCTTCTAACGTTCCACCAGTCTCATCCATAAAGTCAACTAACTTTTGAACGTTTTCTGGCAATGCTTTTCCTGTAGCTTCAGATTCTGCTATAGCTTCTTCAACAGCAATTTCTGTTTCTGCTATCTCTTCTTCAGTGACTTCTTCTAAAGCACTTTCAGATACTTCTACTTCTGGTTCAACTTCAAGCTCTGGTTGTTCTTCTACTACTTCAACAACAGGCTCTTCAGCGTTGTCTTCAACTTCATCAACTTGTTCTTGTTCAACAACAGGAGTTGACATGTCTATTTTGATTACCGAATCGTCTCCGGCAGACTCAAACTTAGAATCATCAACAATCGGCTTTTCAATTTCTTGTACCTCTTGAGTGTCTTGTGTTTCTTGCGTAACTTCTTCAGCTACTTTTTCATTTTCTTCCATAATATAAAATATAAATTAGTAATTATCTAGGCTCAAAACCACCTAGGTTAAATCCACCAAGTATATCATTACCTGCTGATTCAAACTTTTTAGGTGGTGTACCTTGCTTTCTTTGGTCTATAAGCTCACTTTGCTGTGAAGCTTGTATTTTGGTTCTTTCGTCTTTTCTATTTTCTTTAGATTCTTCTCTGGAATTAAGTATGTCAGTTTCCATTTGCTTAAGCTGCATGTTCATTTGAAATTCTAACTCCATTAAAGATTTTTTAAGAACAGCGTCAGCTTGGTTCTCTTGCATTCTAAGTTGAGACTTTGTTTGCTCTAGCTGTGCATTCATTTGAGTTATAGCTTGCGTTTTTTGAACTTCTGCTTGTGCGGCAACTTGTTGCGCCTGTGCGTTAGCTTGTGCTTGCGCTTGAATATTCTGTTGTTGCATTGCTTGGTCTCTATTCAACTTCTTAGCTCTTCTAATCTTTAACATTTGATTAGCTAGCTTAATATTTTTTATTTCTCTAAGATCAATAGCGTCTTCTAAGTCTATGTTTTGTTGAGACAAGGCTACTTGTATATTGTTTTCTAGTATAGCTTTTTGCTCTTCATCAGGAGCTAGATCTATAAAAATACCAAAGTCATATAAGTGTAGCTCAGACATTTCTTCTAAAGTGGCAACGTTATGAGCACCTATAGCTTGTATGAAAGCATCTTTAGTTGGAGAGTACTCTATTACGTCAGATATTCTAAGAGACAAAGCTTCGCAAGTTTCAGCTGTTAAAAATAATCCAGCTTGTAATATATGTCTTGTGGCAGTGTTGCTATTTGCAGCTGCTAGCTTTTGAACTCCTACTAAAGCGTTTTTATCTGGCATACTACCATCTCTAGCTTCATTTAGACCAGTCGTATCACGTATCATCTGTAAATAGTAGTTGTAGTTAGCTATCAAGCTTTGAAGTTTACCGCCTCCACTACCACTTGTTATTTCTTGTATTGGTATTCTACCAGGATTCATGTCTCCGTCGGCCGTCATAGATCTACCAATAACAGAACCTGTTTGAAAGAACATGTTTAAAGCTTCTTGAGGATTATAGTTTGTTCCATTACCTAAGTCAACTTCAGCTAAACCATCAGCGTCAAGATAAACTCCATCTGGAACCATCCTAGACATAACCTGCTGTATTTTTAAGTGAGTCAATTGTATCATATCTGCAAAACCAGTAATACGACTAACTAAAGACTCAACTTTACCTTTGTATATTCTAGGCGCTACGATAGAATAATTCATTTTAACCTTAGTGTAATCACTTTTAGGTCTCATCATATTCTTAGACATTTCCCACTGTATAAGCTTATCACACCCAATTATGTAAGCTCCTTCGTAAAGACACTCGATAGACTTTTGCATTTTTTGAAAACCACCTTCCATATTCTCAGGCGGATTAAAACTGTCGTCTTTTGGTATTGCTTTTTCACCACCAGTGCTAGTTTCTTTAACCTTGTAAACATCATTCATATATGTTTTAAAGTTAAAGTATAGTATCTGAACCGTATTGTTATCTTGCTCTTTGTAAGACTCAAAAGCAGCTCTATGTCCTCCGCTTTTAGAAGCTATTTCTTCAATTTCTTCTTGATCCAAATGTGGGAATTGCTTTACTAACTCATTAATTGGTATGCTTTTTACTTCACCAACATAATATATATCTTCAAAATAAGGAGAGTCTGTGTGGGAATAAACTAAATCAGCTGGATCAACGTAATCAATAGTAACTCCTTCTGATGTGTTGAAGTTAGTTTTTACTGCACCAATACCTAGCACAGCTAAATCGTAGTAAAATCTTTTCTTAGTGTTTTCGTATTTATTTCCTTCTAGTAAAACATTTAAAGCTTGTTCTTCTGCCAGCTCAATAGCTTGCTTATATGTTAACTGCATGTGAAGAGCTAATTCTTCTTCATCGCCAGGTAGACTAGCTGGATCGTTGTTGTATAGATTTACGCCTAATTCATTTTTAGCAAAATCATTTAGCTCTTTAGATCTCATATCAGCTAAAATAGACTCCATGTATTCTGTTCTCTTCTGAACACCATTAGGATCTTGAGAGTAAGCTTTTACATCGTAAGTTCTTTCTGCAATACCATTTACTACAATATCAACAAACTTGGGAATAATAGGTACTGGTTTCCAATCTAAGTTTAGATAAGATAAATCACCGTTGATCGAAAGTTCATCTTTGTATTTTTCTATTGATTGCTCACCTCTAGCGTATAGTCTAAGCTTGTGAAAGTCACTTTGATTACCACTATACCTATTTGTTCTGCCCTGGTTTCTTGTTCTAGCATCTCCGTTTGAAGTGCCATACCACTCAGCTTCTATAGCTTTAGCTACTTTTAAACCATAATCAAAACTAATCTTTTCAAGATCACTTACAGCTTGACTTGGAAAATAATTACTAACTACACCTGTATTATAAGCCATTATTTATTATTTTAGATGAAAATCCATCGTTACTATATTTTGAAACAGTTAAGTTCAAAGGTTGTATTATTCTATCAGCGGTTGGCTTGTACAAGTTTCTATTGCAAGCCATAACAGCTAGCCCAGAGCTTATAGAAGCATCGTGCTTTGTTCTTTTGTTTATATTAAACTTTGCCCAGTCGTTAAGTGTTTCATTAAAATATACACTACCATAAGATCCGTCGCTTTTTACTCCAACGTGATCGTTGATATACATTTCAATTGCAGCAGCGTGAGCTTGCTTAATATCTTCACTAGAGTTTGGTATTCCACCAACTTCTTTTTCTGCAACAGATAACTTATTCCAAACTTTGTCAGGTCTGTTCATACTGAAACCTCTATATCCTCTACGTTTTAAATAGTAAAGTAATCTAGGCTTGTTGTTCTCTGCAAGCAGTGGCATACCATAAAATATTAATGACATTAACACGTCTTCAAAAAACATTTCAGCGGTTTGTGGTCTGGCAACATATTCTAAAAAAAAATGGTTTGCTGGCGCATCTTCCATTGAAAACTTAGTTAATCCATGTAAAGCTCCATTAGAACCTCTACCATCAACTGTTCCACTAATGTCGTAGCTGTCACAACCAAAAGCACCCATGTGTTCATTTCCAGGATACTTAATTCCATTTTTATTTATTACATTATTCTGAAGTCTAGCAGGCGGAACCCAACTTATTTTAAACCTACCGTTAGGATTTGGAGTAAAAACAACTTGTGAGTCTTTTATTCCGTTAACCCACTGAAAGCTACCTGTTGTTACCGACGCTGAGCTTCCAATACCTTCATTATAATCTATTTGTTCGTATATCTTAACTAAGTTAAATATACTATTTTTTGTTTCATCTCTAAACGCGTGTTCTTCTGTTCTTGGAAACTGACGATAAAACTCGTTTAAAGCATCTTGATCATCTCTTAAACCATCGACCTCGTTTTCCCAATGATTTATTACACCTACGTCTATTAGTTCACCGTCTGGTCCACAAACATCTCGTTCTGGAGTATTGAACACGGGCTGTCCATGCTCATCAATAAATCCTTCAAAGTTCCATTCCATTGGCACAAACAAAGAATATAAACCAGATTTTGTTTGACCATTTCTATTTCTTTTTTTGACATCGCTGTCGTTGTACAGTTTCTTAAAATTATCACCACCTTTATCTAAAGCATTTGACGTTGATCCCATCATGCATTTTCCAATAATTCTACTACCTAATCTTAAACAAGTTTTTGTAACTCGCCAGTTATTAAGTATGTTGTCTGGTCGTTCCCATTTACCACTCTCATCATGCACTAGTAGCGAAAGCTTTTCGCCATCATAACTGTTGTCACCTGTGTTCTTCCAGTCAATTGTAGTGTCAAGACCTTTTATCTCTTCTAGCTTCTCGTTAGTTTCTATTTTCTTACGAGTAAACTTACTCGCTGGAACACGATATGCTAGCTCAGACTTTGGTCTGTCCATACCGTCTTGAACTGGTTTGAAAAAGAAAGGATAGTTTATTGATATAGGTACAACTTTATCAGTAAACATCTTCTTAGCATCAGCACCACTCTTAGACAGTATACCGTATCTAGAGTCACTTGAAATGGTAGCTAAGTTAACGGTCTCCGCAGAGCTCATGAAAGAAAAACCAGAACGTCTATTTTTTAAGTAACACATGCCATAACACCTCTTATCTACCTTGCACGCTTCCCAAAATATAAAAAACAATCTATTTGCCTCTCTAAAGTTTGGTGCGCCAACGTCAATCTTGCTCCACTGTAAATACATATAGTGTGTACCTGTTATGTACGTAGTCGTTCCATTATTATTAAACCAAAAACCACCGTTGCGCTTGTCGAACTCTCCGTCGATGTACTCGTGCCATTGTTCTTTTTGATCTTCTGGATATGCCCTCCAGTCAAATATTGTTTTAATCTTCTTAAGTATCTCAGGCTTTTCAAGTTGTTTCCACTTTTTATCTTTGTTACTATACACATTTTTAGGAGGCTTAGGTAAGGCTATGTGCAATCCCTGGATGTTATATATTTCACCTATTTGGCCAGTGTCACTAAGTACAACAACATCATGCTCCTTGTTATAGCCTTGCTTCCACTTCTTACCTTTGTTAAGCCTACTTATTGTAGTCTTTTTTATTGGCTCTATTATTTCGTATAAAGTTTGTCTGTACATTACTTAGATCTACCTTCGGCAAAGCCTTTAAAAACCTTCTCTTTCTTCTCTTCAGTAACCTTACCCTCGAGTAAAGCTTCTTCTTCTTGTATACGATCAAGTATCTCAAAGGCATCGAAGATAGCGAGCTTTTTTGTAGCAGCAGCGTTCTTAAGTCTATCGGCAGTAATGTCATCATCACCATCAACAATAGCTTCTTTAGCAACTTTAATGAGCTCTTCGACTGCTCTATGTCCAGCTTGGATTATACTCTTCTTCGTCTCCTTGATATTCATATTTAATTGTAATAAGATTTGATAAAACTCTGTATAGCCTTTTTCCTTCAAAAACAAACTCACTATTTGTCTTTGGTCTATAACCAATAACGTCCCCAGTGTTAACTGTCCCATCAGAATACTTTACTACACCAACGTTAGGTTTTTCTAGCTCTGTGCTGTAAGCGTCTGTTTCTTTTATAGGATTAATAAAACAATAACCTTTGAAGCACTCCCACTTGTTATTGCTTTTCTTTAAAAACATTTGGTCGGCGTGTATAACGTATGTTTCCTCGTTGAAAAAGTTATTGCTGTTTCTTTCTCTACCCTTAACGTCGTGCCATCTTCTAAATACATTATGATGTACGATAACGGTATCACCGGGTAATAAATCTAGATCACTACCTACCATAGGGCAAGATACAATTATTGCTTCTTTGTTAACATGTTGATAGCTATAAACTTCAGTGTTAGTTATTAGCTCTTTGTCTCCAACCTTAGAAGTGTTCTTGTATCTTTCACCTTTAGGCTTTATTACAAAACCGTAGACACTTCGCATTAATATTCTAAGTTGTACTCTACGGAAACAGCCATATTTTTATTGAAGTCCTTCCAAGGTAGTATATTGTTTTTCTTTTTAATATATATAGAGAACTTATCTTCTTCTTCTATAATATCACAAATAGTATGACCACCATACACTTCTTGTCCAACAGAGTAGTGCATTGCGTCAATCTTATAATCCTTGCCAATGGTAATTTTACGAATCAGCTTGCTCATCTTTCTGTTTTCTAATAGATCCATCTTGAATGTTAATGTCTCCAGTTCCATACTGTTCTTTAAACTCCTCTTGAAGCTTAGCCAACATACCTTGTATTTCAAAAACTTGATGCAATAAGTTGTGCTTTCTAGCTTCAATAGCACCAATATCTGCTTGTGCAGTATTAATAGCTTTGACTAGTCCTTGTAAAGACTTTAGCTGTTCTTCTGTGATTCTGTCTGTTTGAGGTTTTAAGTCAACAGTTTTAGGTGTTTTTCTTTTTGCCATGATTTAATTTAATTTAATTTGATTAGTTGTTATTTAATATTGCCACCCAAACCTAAATCTTAGTGGAAATTTTGGAACAATTTCAGCGTTGTCCGCTAGAATGTTTGGCGCAGCGTCTACGGTTATAAGTACATTAGTTAAAGCTGTTATTTTTCCAATTGCAGTGTCGTTTGATATTACTATTTCATCTCCAACAGCAAGAGTGTCAAGAGCAATACTTGCAGCTCCACTACCATTATCTATAACTATAGTCAAGTCGTCTGCAGCGTGTTCTCCAGCACATAAAACTCCTGTTCCAAAGTCAAAAGCAGCCTGCG